CAAGAATGCTATGAGTGTCCCATTTCTGCATATCAGCGAAGTCGACTTCCTGAAGCGTCGGTTCCGCTGGGATGAGGATGGATCCATGAGAGCGCCTTTAGCTGAAGCTTCTATAAGGGGAAGTCTGAACGTTTGCGTAGCATCCCGAGCTATTCCCCATCAGCAACAGCTTTTAGATATTGCAGATTCAGCTTGTCGTGAATGGTGGCATTACGGCAAAGAGAAGTACGAGACCGAGACAGAATTGTTGGGGCAGCGCCTCTCCAGTCTCGGTTTCAAGCCACCACGTTACGAGAGTGTGGAGCCAAGAGCTCTACTACTCTCAGATAGTTGGGATGACGACTTGGGAGATTCTATACCCTGTCTCGAGCCCACAGTCCACCAGCTATCAGAAGGAGAGACAGGCGATGGTTACCGGCCTGAGTCAGCCTGTGACCGTGATTACCGACTTTCTAACAATAATAATAGTGGTGATGTCAGCACCGAAACACATGACACAACTCAAAATAGTACTGAACAGGTGATGGCCCATATGACGTCTGTTCAAGATGATGTTTTCCAAACTGTCGGATTCCAGGATGATGTTGGAATCCATTCGGTTCGTTACCAGCAAGGTACGCAGGAGGATATTCTCCAGTCTTCGACAGAAGATGTTCATCTTGGAGATTTCCTGAAGCGTCCACTTCGACTCGGAGTTCATACGATAGGTACACCGGGTTTTCGGCTGGATGGGACGGATTACCAAGATGGTTTCGATCCCTGGATGGCGTTCCTTAAGCACGCTTCAGTAGCGCCAAAGATTCGTAATTTTAAGTTACTTCGAGGTACATTAAGAGTCCGTTTCGTTACAACTGGAAATCCCTTTTACTTTGGTAGAGAGATGATATGTTATGAGCCATTTCATCGAACTTACCCAAGTCCAGTTGCTACGACGACGTACGCAATGCCAAGATTGGATAGCGCTAATCCCTGGAGCGGGTCCCAATTGCCCCACGTTGTGATTGATCCGAGCACTTCTTGCACCTGCGAGATGAGCCTGCCCTTTGTGTGGTATTTCGATTGGTTCGATCTAAACGATATTGGAGCCTGGTCAATCCAACCCAGCCCTCGGATAAATGTGACGCACCCACCACTTGGAATATTCCAATCAGTGGAGTTAGCTCCTTTTGGGACAGTTGGTTCGACCCCACCAGCTCAGATGCCGGTAGTTACCGTTTACGCTTGGTTCGAAGATGACGTTAAGTTAGTCATGCCGACATCCTTTGAGGCCCAGGCTGGACCAGATGAGTACGGCGAAGGTATTATCTCCAAACCCGCCAGTACAGTTGCACGAATCGCCG